GTGTAAATGAAGACAAAAACCCCCTGCCACTTTGTGGTTCATTAGGAACAATTAGATTTTCAGCTTTCTGAACAAGATCAACAAGATCAGAAAATTTTTTATGTATATGAATTTTGCGACAGGTCTTTGGGCAAAGAACACGCCCATTTTGAGGTGAGTAAATTTTGAAGAAAAATTCAAGTGTTTTCTTGAGTATCTGCGACCCTTTCTCCCGAAAAGACAAACGCTCTGGCACAAGTGTGTCACTAGATGAGACACGAGCTAATGTCTCATTTGAATCATTCATAATATCATCTACTACAATATTTGAGGTGCAAGTGCTGCGAATAGGGCACAAGCAAGATGATCCACATTGAGGTTTCAAACCAAAGGCACGAGCCAGTGCTCTTTCAGGGACCAGCGGAATAGGAACAAAATCATATAAATTTTCCGCCAGATAACCCTCATTAAAGATAACGCGAAATCCTTCAAAATTGCTACGGATCTTGTTAAAAGTCCGAGCGGTGAATTGGGTGGGAATGGGGTTAAAATAATACGGAACGGTACTAATAGAGGGTGGGCCAAAATTAGGATCAAGTTCTTCACCCAATGTCACTTCAAGATAAGCTCTATATTTCCTAATTCTGTTAAGTTGGGAGTCTTCTGTGTTGTAGAAGAACACGGCCCAGTCAGTATAACGACCAAGCATATCAGAGTAATCCATGTCGCACCATGGAAACAATTTAGCGGCAACCGAGGCCATCATTCTCTTAGAATCAGTAAACACCTCACGATACTGAGGAAAAGCACGTAAAAAATAATCTAGAGCCACTGGCTCAAGATCATCCATAATCAACGAAACAATCTCAATGGGAAGACTTTCGAAAACGGATGCAATGTTTTTGGGTTTTTCTTGTTTTTTATATTGTTTTTGGTTTTTCTTATTTTTATAGTTCAATTGTTTTTGAGTTTTATTAATTTCTTTCAAAAGTTTAGAAGTAATAGGTAAAGGAGAATTGTAATCAACATAAGTAGAATCGTTGGACAACTCCACAACAGGAACATCGTCTCCAAATAGACCAAGACAAATATAGTCTAGATCGGTTAACACGTAACAACTCGAATCAAATAAGGTAGAGTTAGACATGGTTGCTTTTTCTCGTAGAAGCAATACTATAGCTAGCAAAATGATTAAAATGAAGACACAGACAACCTAAACAAGTG